GGTTGTCGGCGTCACACTGCGCCTTGAGCTTGTCGATGGGCTGGCATTCGCTGTTGCCGCAGGTGTCGTACAGCGCCATGAGCGCTTCGCCGGCCGGGTTGTCGATCTCGTCCTCGATCAGCTCGGTGAGACGGTCGGACAGGTGGATGTCGTCCATGTCCTCGCGGCTGGGCTTGGAAGCGCTGATGTAGCCAGCGCCGCCGCGGGTGTTTGGGAACTGCGGGGGCTGGCCGAAGATTGCGTAACCGTCCATCGCCTTGTCCTTTCCGGCCCTCCGCAAGATCGCGGGGTTCTGTGGGCCGATGAAAGAGACTGTAGCGACATGGCGGCGGCGCGTGATGAGTTGTCGCTATCGTGAAAGCCGCCAGTGATAGGAAACGTCAAAACACGCGGCCCGGTTTGCGCCTTAGCATCAGCGGCATGGACTCACTCTCAATCCCGCCTTACACGCTGCGCCTCGGCGTGGATGGCCGCATCATGGCCGAGCATCCGCAGTTGCGGGAGCCGGTCGAAGTGCCTGCCGCGATGTTGCTGCGCGTCATTAAGAGCGCCGCGCGTCAGTCGCTGGATTTCCCGGGGCGCGTGACCGAACCCGCGCAGCAGGGGGCTTGATGCTGCCGTTTAAGCACCCGAGCGTTAAGCCAACGGCGCGCGGCCTGTATGTGCGCGACTGGCGTGGAACCCACATCCTGCCTGAGCACGAGCGCGCCTTGCATGTGGACGCATGGGAGCCGGTGACCGACCCGCGCGACATCCTGCACCCGGGCGTCTGGTACGCATTCCCGGGGCTGAACGACGCCACCGAGCAGGCCCTGCCGTGGCGTGAGCCGTCCCCGTATGAGCTGCAGGCGTGTCTGTGGAAGTACCCCGAGGCCGCGCGCTGGCTTGAAGAGGAGACCGCGTAAATGCGCCCCTGGTTCGCAAGTCGCGCCCGCATGGTCGCAAAGCGCCGCCGCAGCTACGGAAGCCGCTGGGTTTTGCCGGTCAAGGTGAGAGCGCATGTGCTGAGTCTGAATCCGCGCCACGCTGGCCGCTATCCCTACGCCGAATCGCCCGGCTGGGTGCTGGATACGCAAACACTGCGCACAGGTGGCGAGTAATGACGAACCCGCACTACACCGGCCACCACACGCGCCGCATCTGCCTGATTCTGAAGACCATCCGCCGCCACGGCTGGATGACGCGCGACGAGCTGATGACGGCTCTCGACGTGCCGCGCAATGGCGACCAGCTCAAGCTGCTGCGCCTGCTGGAAGACGAGGGCATTCTCGACAGCCGCAAGCGTGTGAAGCCCTACGGCAAGTCAGGGCCGGCGCCGGAAGAGTTCGCGCTTTCCCCTTTGTGGCGGGATGACGCATGAGCAACAGCCCGATGACCCTGCGCGAGCGCGTGGTTCTCTACTTCGGCCGCAACCCCGACGAGGAGCTTACGTCTCACGACGTGCTCGCCAAGTGGGGCATCTCTGATGTTCGCATCGTGCGCAACAGCCTGCGCTATGCCGTGCGTCAGGGCGTCATCGCCTGCAACTGGCGGCCGGGACAGCTCGCGGTGTATTCGGCCGGGCCGGTGCTGCGCCAGGAGGTGGGGGCGTGAACAGAGACTTGTTTGATGAACAGTTGGCGGATGCTGTCGTGGATAGCGCTCGGCCTTTTATCGAGCGGCTGGCGGACTTGCCTTTGACAGACCGCATTCGTGCAATCAACGCACTGCGCCACTTGATCCACCAGCAAAGCCCCTTTGCGGGGGAGCCGGTTGATTTTGTGGAGTGGGTCGCTGGCGAGAGCGTGCAGGCCAACGACTACAACCCCAATAGCGTAGCTCCGCCTGAAATGGAGTTGTTGCGCGTGTCGATCATGGCGGACGGCTACACGCAGCCTATCGTGTCAATGCTTGACGAATCAGGCGGGCGCACCGTCATTGACGGATTCCACCGCAACCGAGTGGGCAAAGAATGCGCCGATGTAAGGGCCCGCGTTCACGGATACCTGCCTGTCGTGCGAATCAAGCAATCGCAGGAGGGGCTTGCCGACCGGATGGCGTCAACCATCCGCCACAACCGCGCCCGCGGTAAACACAAGGTCGAAGCGATGAGCGACATCGTTATCGAGCTGAAGCGCCGGAACTGGAGCGATGAGCGCATCGCCAAAGACCTTGGCATGGACGCTGACGAAGTGCTGCGGCTGTGCCAGATCACCGGCTTGGCGGAGGCATTCAAAGATCAGCAGTTTTCAGAAGCTTGGGAGGTTGACCGTAGCGACTCCGCCGCTGGCGAAATTCTGGATGACGTGATCCCTGACTTTGAGGCAGACGACAAGGGGCGCGTTTATCACACATGGGAGCGGTGGGAGTGCTTTAGGGCCGGGTTCTATGACGAGCGCCCGAAGAGCATGACGCAAGAAGAGGGCGAGGCCGCCTATGGCGTGTTTCTGGCTGATCTTGATGCGTTTGGCCGGGCGCTGCATGGCGTCACGACAGAGTGGAAGTATTCGTGCGAGCACAGCCTAACCAATGACCGCATGAACCGCATCGCGTGGCTTGGGCAAGCGTCAGTAGCGTATGCGCTCGGGCTGCCATCGTGCTGCCGTGGCGGCTATCACCGCCTGACGGATTCGCAGAAAGCAGCGGCTGATGCGCTGGCGCTGGAGTATCTGAATCGCTGGCTTGCTGCCAACGGGCGAGAGCCGGTGGACCACGAGAAGGCCGGCGGCCGGACTGAGGCGGAGCTTTACTGATGGCCGCGGTTAAGAAGCGCATTGGCGTTGACGTGCTGCAAGCGGCTAGGGACCGCGTGCGCTACGTGTTTGACCACTTCGAGGCGGTTTACATCAGCTTCAGCGCCGGCAAGGATTCGAGCGTCATGATGCACCTCGTCATGGATGAGGCCATCCGGCGCGGCCGTAAGGTTGGAGTGCTGCTGATTGATCTTGAGGCGCAGTATCAACTGACCATCAAGCACGCGGAGGAAATGCTCCGCATGTACGCCGATCACATTGAACCCTACTGGGTTTGTCTTCCTATCAAGCTGCGCAACGCGGTAAGCAACTATGAGCCTGTCTGGTGCGCCTGGGACCCCGAGCGAAAAGATGATTGGGTTCGTCCCATGCCGAAAGGATTGGGCGTCATTTCCGATCCATCGTTCTTTGATTTTTTCCAGCCGCGCATGGAGTTTGAAGAGTTCATCGAACTGTTCGCCGTCTGGTATGGCCGGGGCAGAACCACCGCGGCTTGCATTGGAATCCGCTCCGACGAAAGCCTGAACCGATTCCGAACCATTGCGGTTTGGGACAAGGAGACTCACTTTGGCAAGCGCTGGACAACGAAGGTCGTCGATGAGGTCTACAACGTCTACCCCATCTACGATTGGCACGTCACCGACATTTGGAAGTACCACGCCGCAGACCCCGGAAAGCCTCACAACGAGGTCTATGACCGTATGCAATTGGCCGGCGTGTCCTTGCACCAGATGCGGCTCTGCCAGCCATACGGGGATGATCAAAGACGCGGACTCTGGCTATACCATCTCATTGAGCCCCAAACCTGGGGCCGAGTAGTCGCCCGCGTCAACGGCGCAAACAGCGGCGCCCTCTACATTGAGGAGCGCGGCAACGTCACCGGCTACAACAAGATCACGCTGCCGCCTGGGCATACGTGGCGCAGCTTCTGCAATCTGCTGCTGGCGACGATGCCGGAAGTCACGCGCGAGCACTACACGAAGCGTTTCCGCGAGTGGCTGCACGGCTGGCACAAGCGGGGCTATCGCAGCGGCATCCCTGACTTCGCTCCGCCCGAGCTTGAAAAGAAGTATTGGGCGCCTTCGTGGCGGCGCATGTGCAAGGTGCTGCTACGCAACGATTGGTGGTGCAAGGGGCTTGGCCTGACGCAGCCGAAGAGCGCCGCTTATGAGCGCTACATGAAGATCAAGCGAGACAGGAAGGGGGCCGCCAGTGCCTAACCGCATCCTCCGCGAAGGCATCCTGACAAGCCCGCGCCTTGCGCGCCTGGGCTGGGCAGAAGAGGTGTTCTATCGGCGGCTGATGTCTGTCGTCGATGACTTCGGTCGGTACTACGCCGACCACGGAATGCTGCGGGCGGCCTGCTACCCGCGGCAGTTGAGCAAGGTTTCCGACTCGGACGTAGGGAAGTGGCTGACCGTGCTGGTCGAAGCGGCCCTTGTAAGGGTGTACCCGGCTAAGGACGGGGAGCGTTACCTAGAACTGCTCGACTTCCGCCAGCAGGTGCGGGCAAAGGAAAGCAAGTTCCCATCGCCTGCAAGTGAATGCGCAGCAGATGCTACGCAAGTGCCAAGCAAGGGAGAAGCGGATGCGCGCCTAGACGTATTCGTATTCGGAGACGTAGACGAAGGCGATAAGGCGCGCAAGCGCGCAGCGCCGTTGGCGCGTCCCCTCGATGTTGCCGAACAGGTTTGGACCGACTGGCTGCACCTACGCAAAGCCAAGCGCGCCCCGGTGACGCAGACCACGCTCGACGGGGCAGTGACCGAGGCAGGCAAGGCAGGCATGACCCTGGAGGCGTTTCTGCGCGTCTGGTGTCGGCGGGGTTCGCAGGGGCTGGAAGCTGCATGGCTGAAGCCCGATGAACTGCCGGCGCAGCGTGTGGACGCGCCACCACCGACCGGCCTAGCCCTTGCCGAGGCCGAGCTACAGCGCCAGCGAGAGCACAAGGCCACCAAAGCGCCAGCCGAGCTGCTGGCGCGCGTTAAACAAGCCGTGAGAACCGCATGAGCGAACCTGAGCGCGACCCCCTAGACCCCCGCGTCAAGTGCGTGGACTGCCGCCACTTCAACCGCAAGTTCTGGCAGTGCGGCAACTTCCGGCAAGCCCGCATCGGTGCGCCAGTCGTCGGGCCTGCGCTGTCGCAACTGCTGCAGCGGTGCCCGGGGTTTGTGGCGAGGGCAGCATGAACACCGAAGCCCGCCGCTCAGGAGTAGCCGCCTGCTTGCTGGAGGGCAAGAGCAACGCAGCGATAGCCGCAGCCCTCGGCGTGCATCGCCACACGGTAGAGCACGACGTGAGGACGCTGCAGCAGCGGCACCAGGCTGACAGCCGGGTCGCGCTGGCGCTGGCGCTTGAGCGGCTGCTTATGGCGGAGGCGGTGTGAGACGAGCCGCCCGCGTTGACGCGAATCAAGCCGCCATCGTGGAGACGCTGCGCGCCGCTGGGTGCGTGGTGTGGGTCCTTGGGCTGCCGGTTGATCTGCTGGTCGGCAAGTCTGGAAAGACAGTCCTAGTCGAGGTAAAGACTGCGAAAGGCCGCTTTACCGAGCTTCAGCAGGGATTCATGGGCACATGGACCGGCGGCCCGGTGGCAACGATCAGGGACGTAGAAGGCGCGCTCACGCTGGCGCGCAGTCTGGAGGGGATGCGATGAAACATCAGTCGGTCGATTGGTGGCGCCTTCTGTGGGATCTCACGCAGCGAGATGTCTCACTGGCAGAAACCGCCCGCATGCTCGACCAAAACCGGGAAACAATCCGCGGCTATGCCTACGGGTCGCAGCCGCCTCACTGGAGAGGGGAACTCATGATCGAACTGTGGTGTGAAGTCTGCGGAAAAACGCGGCAGGATGTGCCCATGTGCGATCTCGTCATCACGCCGCGGGTGGTTGACCGTGGCATGAAGCCGCGGGATGAGGCGCTGCGCGAGCTTGAGGGGGTTTGGCGGTGAGCGCCCGCAGCACATACACGCCCGAGATCGGCGCCGAGATTTGTCGCAGGCTGGCGGATGGGGAATCGCTGGACCGCATATGCGAGGACACGCCGGATTTTCCCGGCGCTTCGACTGTGCGGCGCTGGGTGTTGGAGGACATTGGCCCAGGATTCGCGGCGGAATACACGCGCGCGCGAGAGCTGCAAGCGCACAAGCTGGCCGAGGAAATCCGTCAGATTGCCGACACCCCCGAGGAAGGCTCAACGATCACCATCAAGGCTGACGGCGGCACCGAAGAGAAGCGCGGCGACATGATCGAGCACCGCCGGCTGAAGATCGACGCCCGGAAGTGGTATCTGTCGAAGGTGCTCCCGAAGGTCTACGGCGACAAGCAGCAGATCGAGCACAGCGGCAGCATCAGCCTAGCCGAGACGCTGCGGGCGGCACGAGAGAAGCGGAGGGGTGAGGGATGAAGCGCTACGACTTCAGCGATGGCGAGCCGTGGGCTTGTGATCACGGCGATTGGGTCCGATTTGACGACGTGCAGGCCGCGATTGACAGCGCGGTAGCCAAAGCGCTGGCCGAGGCGCAAACCAAGTACGCATTCAGGCACTGGAAAGACTTGCAGGCTGCTGACAAGTTCATCGGCACGTTTATGGGGGTGCCGGTGGTGGCGACTGGCAAAACCTTTGAAGCCTGAAGACGCCGAAGCAATCGCCGAGTACGAGCACGACCCCGAGGGGTTCGCGCTCGACTGCTACCGATGGGGCGATGGTGAGCTAAAAGGCTACACCGGCCCGCGTGACTGGCAGCGCGACATCCTGCGCACCATCGGCGAGCACCTGCAGAACCCGGCCACGCGGCATCAGCCGCTGCGCATCGCCGTGTCATCCGGCCACGGCATCGGCAAGTCCGCCCTCATCTCGATGGTGACGAATTGGGCGCTGTCCACATGCGACGACGCCCGAGCCGTGGTGACTGCCAACACGGAGAACCAGCTACGCACCAAGACATGGCCCGAGATCGCCAAATGGACGCGGCTGTGTCTGACTGCGGATTGGTGGCAAGTCCCGGCGATGTCGATCTACAGCCGAGACGCTGGGCACGAGAAGTCATGGCGGGCTGATGCGATCCCGTGGAGCGAGAACAACACCGAGGCTTTTGCCGGCCTGCACAACAAGGGCAAACGCATCCTGCTGGTGTTCGACGAGGCCGCAGCCATCGCGGATAAGGTGTGGGAGGTGGCTGAAGGCGCGTTGACCGACGAAGACACCGAAATCATTTGGCTGGTCTTCGGCAACCCCACGCGCAACACCGGCAGATTCCGCGAGTGCTTCCGTCGCTTCCGGGCGCAGTGGACAAGCCGGATGATCGACAGCCGCACGGTTGAGGGCACAAACAAGCAGTATCTGGACGAGTTGGTGGCGACGCACGGCGAAGACTCGGACTTGGTGAAAGTCCGGGTTCGTGGGCAGTTCCCGAGCCAATCCGTTAAGCAGTTCATCAGCACGGACGACGTAGAAGCCGCGTTCGGGCGCCATCTGCCGGTCACGTCCTACGACTTCGCGCCGAAGATTCTGACGCTAGACCCCGCATGGGAAGGCGACGACGAACTCGTGTTCGGCTTCCGTCAGGGGCTGCACTTCCGCATTCTTGGCACGGCTCCGAAGAACGACAACGATATCGAGGTGGCGCAGAGGCTGGCGAACTTCGAGGACGAACTAGGCGCCGATGCTGTGTTCATCGACCAAGGCTACGGCACGGGCGTGGCCTCGGCTGGCAGGACATGGCGCAGGAAGTGGACCCTCGTGAGCTTCGCGGGTGAGTCGCCAGACCCTGGATGCTTGAACCTGCGGGCGTACATGTGGCGCGAGACGCGGGATTGGCTCAAGATGGGCGGCGCGATTCCGCAGGATCAGGTGCTTTACGACGACTTGATCGGCCCGGAGACGGTCGCCCGGCTTGATGGAAAGATCCAGATTGAGAGCAAGAAGGACATGAAGGCCCGCGGTCTGCCGAGCCCGAACCGCGCCGATGCGCTGGTGCTGTCATTCGCTTACCCGGTGCGCGCCCGCAGTGGTGGCAGCCGCGCCAGCCATGCGGTGATGGAGTAGATAGGCGAGATTCCTGCGCCATACCCCTGCAACGTCAGGGCATGAGCGGAATCTTCTCCAAGCCCACGATGCCCACGGTGCCGGACCCGATCCGGCCGCCGACCACGGATGACGCGCGCCAGGCCGAAGAGGACATGCTTCGCCTTCGTCGGCGCCGCGGCCTTGCGAGCACGTTCCTCGCCCGTGGTGGCTCACGCATGGGCGCTGCCGGCTCTCTGCTGGGCTCCGGTGGCGGTAGCTCTGGCGGTGGTGGTGTTGGCAGGGGTGGCGGCGACTACAGCGGTGGCGGTGCGATCCCATGAGCGACGAACGAGCCCGAGCGCTCGTGCGGATGGCGGGACAACTCAAGACCGACCGCAGCACCTTTGAGACGCATTGGCAGGACATCGCGGACGTGATGCGCCCGCAGGCGTACCCGTTCACGACGGACGGCGGGCAGTCCAACATCC